TGGGCGATCGCCGAGCGCCCGGCGTCGATCTCGGGCGGCAGCTCGGCGGTGAGCGAGCCCGGCACGGGAGCCAGCTCGGGGGCCAGCTCGGCCGAGCCCGGCGCGGGGGCTGCGGTTGGCGGCGCAATGGTCGGCTCCTCGGCGGCGGACCTGCGCGCGGCGCGATCGAGCGCATTCTTCTCGCGCTCGGCCGCGTCGGTCTGGCGCAGATACAGGCCTTCACTGAGCTTCTCGGCTGCCGATGACAGGCCTTCGCCGAACGTCTTCGGGTAGGGACGGGCGCGCGAGGCAAGCGCGGCCGCGACGGCACGGCGCTGCTTCAGCTGCTCGTAACTCATGCCCTCCTTGGATCCGGTGGGCCAGAAAATCGACGAGATCAGATCGGTCGGAACGACTGCGGGATCTTCCGGCGTTGCCATCTATGCAGCCCTCCCGAACACCGCTCCCATGCGGTTCAGGTCGATGTGCTTCACACCGCCGATCTTCCTGACGGCTGACGGCTCGATCTTCTCGACGTCCTGCGCCATCGGCCCGACATGGCGGCGATCTTCCGGATCGTCCTTGTAGCTGTATTGGTAGATGGGCAACGCACCCTTGTTCGAGAACACCTTGCCCATCGGCACAATGTTCTCCTTCACGTTGCGGTCGGAACGGATGGCGGCGCTGCCAAGACTGCCGCCCGCGCCGAGCAGGCCACCCATGAGGTCGTTCCAGCTCGACAGCCCGGTCTTGTAGATGTCGTTCTGCTGCGCGAAGCCCTGATTGATCAGCCCGGCAACGTCGGTGGTGGGGATCTGGGTGCGCTGCGCGTTGACCCAGCTCGGCTGCTGCACCTGCGAGCCCGAGAGCAGTGCAGTGATCTCGTTGATCGGCTGCGTGCGCTGCTGGTACTGCTCGGCCAGCCACTGGTTGCGCAGCGAATTCTGCGCGCCGAACATCGTGTTGGCGCGATTGAGCGCCTGCTGCTGCGCCTGATTGAAGAAGGTCCCGCGCGCTGCGGCCTGCTGGAATTCCTGCGCCTGCGCGGAATTGAAGAACGCGCCACGCGCTGCGGCCTGACGCTCGGCCTGCTCTTGCGCGGTGTTCTTGAACATGGCGCGCGCCTGCTCCTGCGAGTAGCCCTGCGCCTGTGCCATGTTCTCGAACGTGGCTTGCTGGCGCGCCATCTCGCTCAGGCGCTGCTGCTCGGCTCCGCCGCGCTCGATCACGCCAAGGCGCGCGTCGTTGGCCTGCCGCGCATAGACATCATAGGCGGCCTTGTAGGCGGGCGAGCCCGGGCGGATGCCTTGGTCCGCGAGGCGCTGGTTGATCCGGTCTTCCTCGACCGCGAGCTGCGGATTGAGCCGCTGGAACATGCCCTCTTCGACGCGCGCGCGATCGGCGCTGAAGTTGTCCTGCGGACCATAGCTGCGCGTGATGTCCCAACCCGGATCATAGTCGCGCGTGACGTCGCCGCCCGAGCCGTAGCCATACTGCGTCGCAGGCTGCTGGGCGAAGCTCGACACCGGGTTGCCCGCAGCGTCGAACATGCTCATGTCACCCATCTGCGGCGCGGCAGTCGTTCCCGGCATGCGCCCTTCGGCCTGCCCGAACTGCTGCCAGTGTTGCGCGGCAAAGTCGGCGGGCAACTGGCCCCACTGCGCCTGCGCCTGCCGCGCCGCTGGCCACAGATCGGGATAGCGCGACAGGTAGGCGTTGATGTCGAGGTTGCCGAGCTGCGGATTGAACGATGTCCCGAGCAAATTCTTCAGCGCGCCGCTTTGCTGATTGCTCAGTTGCGCAAGGTTGACCTGCGCGCCCTGCTGATTGCTGAGCGCTTCCTGTCCTTGCGGCGTGAGCGTCTGCTCTGCCGTCCAGCGCGGGATGTTGAACGACTGCCCCGTCGTCGGATCGGTGTAGTTATAATTGCCGGTGACGTTGTAGTTCAGGTTTCCCTGCGGCGTCTGCTGGTTGACGTTGCCCAGATAGGAGTTGGCGATCGCGGTCGAGACGTTGGTGCCGGTCTGCGCGGCAGCCGTCTGCATCGGGTTCGGAGGCGTCGGCGGGTCCGGGGCAAGGCCACTGTAAGCCATCAGGCTGCCTCCTCTGTGAGTGACCGGCCATGACTGATCCTGCTGCCGTACCAGTCATCATCGGTCAAGGTGCAGATCACACCATCGAGGTCGCGCCCAAACAGGCGCGGCACGAGCGTGAAGGTGAAACCGACTGCCGCCAGGATGCGCAGCACGCGCTCATCGCGCTTGCGCACGTGGATCAGCAGCAGCTGGCAGCCGCACTCCCGAAAGACGAAATCACCGATGCGATTGAGCGTGCGGCGCGACAGCCAAGCACGGCTGACGGCGGAAGCGGTCATCTCGATCCTGCCGCTGTGCGGGTCCCAGTTGTAGAACACGACGCCAGCGAGGAAGTTGTTGTGCTCATCGACGACAGCGATGGTCTTGCAGTTTCGGTAGCCCTTCTCCTCACCTTGGAGATTGGCCACGATCGTGCTGACGACATCATCATTGTCGTAGACGAACCGGATCATCAGCCAACCCCTTCAGCCCCGAAGCCTCCGCTTTCGAAGCCACCATGACCGCTGAAGCCGGTGCCCGGATCGAAGCCGCCCCATCCGCCGCCACCGCTGAAGCCGCCGGGAGCGTTGAAGCCCGAGCCGAAGGCATAGCCGCCAACTCCACCTTCGAAGCCTTGCGCCGACGCAGCCATGGCGGCCTGATCACCCGGATCGGTCACGTCTGGTCCTTGCTGGAAGGATCTCCCGCTCGGCCAGCTGCCCGGAGGTGCGGTCGGAGCGGATCTTGCCGTCTGGGCAGGCATGCCATGGATCGCCGGATCGTTCGGATCGGGCAGCGTGTTCGACGGCATGTCGCCCCAGCGTCCAGCGAAACTTTCGTTCGGCGCCGTGATCGTTGCACCCGGCGTGTTGTTGGCAGTGGCAAATGAATTCGGGCCAGAGAAGCTTGCACCGAAGTTGCCGATCGATGGCGAAGTTACTGAACCGGGAGTGCCTGAAAAGGCAGCGCCGCGCCCAGTCTCGCCCGTATTGAAGCCACCTTGCGTTGCGTTGCCAGCGCCGAACATGCCTGAGCCGCTGTTTGCCGCAGCAGCTGCCGCAGCGCCGAAACTGGCGTTGCCCGGCCCCATGCCGCCAAACGCTGACGTGCCCGGAGCCATGCCGCCCGACAGGCTGCTGCCGACAAAAGGATTGAGCTGTCCATAGGTGAAGTTGCCAGCCGCGAGATGAGCGTTGGCCGGATCGTTCATGTCGGGACCGCCTTGGAACGAACCGAGCGGATAGGCTCCGCCTCCGCCTCCGCCTCCGCCTGATCCTTGTGGCGGGATGTAGCCGCCCAAGCGTGGATCACCCGATCCTCGTGGCCCTTCGAAGGATACCTGCTGCTGTGGAGGCTGCATGCCCTGCTGCGCCAGCATCGCCTGCGCGATTGCATCGCGCCCGGCATTCATGTCGGGACCGCCTTGAAACGATCCCGGACGATAGCCGCCGCTTGGCCCGAAGCTGGGGTCCCACCCTTCGAGCGTCCTCGTGTCGTCCTCTGCGCGGATCATCTTGCGTCTCCTTTAGACAGCGACAGCGATCTGCTCTGCGATGAATGAAACGCCAAGCACCTCGACGTCAGGCTTGGCGGCTTGGTTGATCTGCACCTGCACGATCGGTGCGTGTGAATAGCCTGTTTCGCCGATCGACACCCAATAGGTCGATCGCGTGTTCGGCATCGGTGGCGCGGGCCGGTCGAAGCGCACGCCATCCGCCGGATCACCCGGGATCGGGAACGGCAGCGCGTGATCGTCGCCCCAAAGGCCTTGATCCCACACTTCCCCAAGCTGCGGATCTCCACCGATCGGCGGCGGAGGAGGCAGCTCATAGACGTAGTTCACCGCGCAGGTGACCTGCGGGACGAACGGCTCGATCGCGCGCGTGTTGAACGAGCAACGCGCCTGCCGCACGGTGAACTGGTTCGGCGGCGAGCCGAACACTTCCCATCCGCCAACGTAGCTCGCGATGTACGGCATGCGCTGATCGACGTCATCAACATCCGTGATGGTGTCGTAGCCACCGATGTCGGCCTGCATGATGCGGCCTTTTTGCGTGCCGAAGAACATCGTGCGGTTCAGCGTGGTGAAGCACATCGCATCCCATCCGGTGATGCGGCACCATGCTCCGGTGTTGGTGTTGACGACGCCGCAGCGCCAGTCACCCGAAGCACCGCCGGGCCAAGTCACGAACAGCGCGCCAAGCCCGCCGAACTCGTCCCACTTGCACATCGTCCACGGCAGGTTGCCCTTTGCGATCATCTCCTTCATCCACATCGGGTGGATGTTTACCGTGATGGCGGAGAACTCGAGCTGGCCGGTGTCCTTCATCAACGCCTGACTTATTGGGACGATGCCATCCGCCGTTGCGATCAGGACGTCGCCGCCCACTCTGGTCCATGAGTTCTTCCCCAACGGTCGTGTGATCTGGTAGCGCCCTTCCTGCCGCCAGTTGGTGGCGTCGGCCGGATTGGTGCCGGTGAAGATCGCGATCTCGCCCTCGGTCGTGACGAAGGCGCACTTGTCGTCGATGCCGTCACCCGCCGACACGGACCACGCACAGCCGAACAGCAGCGATCCTCCAAGCGTGAACGCGCCCGAGAGCGGGATCTGCAACAGCTCGCCGCCGACATTGTTGACGCCGAGACACCATGCATTCATCGAGCCGCCCTGAATGAAGAACAGGCGATTGCGATACTTCCAGACCTGCGTCAGCCCAAGCCCTTCGACGACCGGCGTGTCAACCGGCCCGGTGATCAGCGTCGGCGGCGTCGTGGCGCCCGGACGCAACTGCTGCCATGCCGTGCCGTTGAAGCGCAGCGCATAGTCGCCTGCGTCGTTGACCGCGATCAGGTACGTCGTGCCATCGATAGTCGCCAGCGTCGCGGTCGAGAAGTTGCCATTGGCGAGCGTGATGTCGTTCGGCGCTGCCGGTGCAACCGGCGTGCCAAAGTCCCCACCCGCAGTCACCTCGTGCAGCGACGTCGCATTGGCGGCGAACATCCTCTTGTTGGAGCCCGCGATGTAATTGAACATCGAAACGATCGAACGGTTGTCCGGCGTGCCAGTGACACCGAGCCGCGTCCACTTCTGTGATCCGCCACGCAGCCTGATCGTGTTGTCGGTCGGGAACCAATTGTCGAGCAGGAGCGCAGCACCCGGCCGCATGAAGGCTGGGTTCTCGTTCAGGATCAGGCCGCGCAACGGAGCAGGCAGGGTCTTCGGGATGACCTGCATCTGCACCTGTCCCGGCGCCGCGAAGCGCCGGAACGCGCGGTAGTGCGGGAGCGAGCGGTTGCTCATGGCGGAATTGGTCCGGGGTATGGCGTCTCAGGCGCGCTCGGTGTCGGATATGGATAGCTGCGGTTCATCGCAGCGCTCACCGTCTGCCTGCCAACGATGATCGGCGCAGGCTTGTCGGAGCCCGAGAGCGTTGACAGCGCGTCTTCGTAGTTCGCGATGTCTTCCGCATAAGCACCACCCTTGTAGGCCTTCCACTGCCAGATCATCCCGAGCTTCAAGATCCGCTCGGGAAGACGGAAGACGTCGGTGTCGGAGAGGAAGACGTCGCTCGGCCCGCCGCCGACGCTGGTGCCAAGCGTGATGCAATACTTGTGCAGGTACCAGAATTTCAGCTGCACGCCGACTGGCGGTGCCGGGCGCACGTGGATCTGGTTGCCATAGATGATCCACGATCCAGCCGGATCATTGAAGCCGTTCAGCTCCCTGACCAGCCATTCGTCCGGATCGGAGATGAAGGTCAGCGGCAACGTCGGCTGCGCACTCGAATAGATCTCCGACGTCTTGAGCATGCGCTGCCAATCCGGCGGCAGGTCGAACGCAAGCGTGACGCCATCACCATTGAGCGTGGCGAGCTTGCGGAACAACTGCCATTCGCGCGTGTTGTAGGCGATGCGCTGCGCCATCTCGTTGGCGAGCTGCACCATCTCCCACGCGGTACGATCCTCTGTCGGCAGCACAAAGATCGAGCTGGCCGGTGGCTTGACGCCGACGAAGGCGCAGACCTCCTTCACCACCGACTGAACCGTCATGGATCAAGTCCTCGCGTCCTCTGCCATGCGCAGCAGCGTCTTGAGCGGGGGATTGCCGATCGGCCGCTTGCCGGTCGTCTCGGTG